GCCCGCGCGCTTAGGGGGAGGGGGTGGTATGCCCCCCTATTCCCCTTTTCTTTCGCACGACTATTACAGTCCTTTTATTCTGTTGTTTTTTCTGTGTTTTTTTGGAATTATATTCTATCCAATTTAAACTTTGTGGAAGATTTCTGTTGCCAACAACTTGCTTTGTCTTGTGTCCTTGCTTAAATATCTTGTCGCTCTTTTGTCTATTGCAAGTCCAGTGAGCTAATTGTAGGTTACTTATATCGCTTGGATGTCCGCCTTTAGCAATAGGAATTATATGGTCGATCGTTGCACTCATCGGGTGTGGACTCTTTAAACTAAAGTCTACAGGGTGACCACATATACCACAGGTGTTCTGTGTCTTTAATATCCTTTGTCTATTCCTCTCATAATTAGCACGGTGCTGGCCCATTCTATCTACCCTATCGTATGACACGGGGTATCAACTCCAAATAAAAAAGCCACTCGTTTGAGTGACTTTAGTATATTTACTATGCGTTCAGTATCTGTCTCTTTTTGTTTTCATATTCTTCTTCAGTTATAATGCCCTCGACAAATAATTCCTTGAACTTCTTTAACTCATCTGCATCGCTTGTTCCTGCAACTGATTTTCCGTCTTGGGTACGCTGGAAATCTTCTATATAGTTTTTTATTTCTAGTGCTTGCTTGTACTCACTTTGTCTAAGAGTTACCGAGTTTTCGTCGCTGAATGAGTTGATTAGTCCTCCCTCATCTTCTAACATTCCGTGTTGTGAGAATTGTAAGTAACCAACTGTCATTCCAGGCTTCTTTAATTGGACTGCTGTAATGTTTTTAATTGGTATTGTCTTCTCGCCTTTAAGGCCATGCATAAAGAAACTAAAGAACCCTTTACGACTGATCCTAATAACATCATGGTCTACTTCTACAATCGCCTTTGGTATTTTTTTAAACACATACTTTTTCTTCAATGTCCCCAACTCCTTTTTTACTTTATTATCCTGGAGTTGGGATGTTTTTACAAGTATAGATGTGTAGTCGGAGTACCTTTATAGATACCCCGACCGCATGACCTGTCGTCCGCTACAGGCTCAATTAAAAATACTATACTAGGAGTTGGTAGCATGGTTAAAGCTTAAGGTATATTACTACCTATTACCATAATACCACATAAGTAGGGTCCGATTGTGCCATCTTTGTGCCAACTTTTATATTTCACCTAACATTTTACCTAGTATGTGAATGTACTCTCTTCTCCACCGATAAGCCGTTCGTAGACTTATATTTAATTTTTCCGCATAATGACTCATCGATTCTTTATTCGGATCCGTCCAATAATACATTTTGATAAGTTCCTGTTTTTCAGCTATTAAATTCTCGTATGCTTTCTTTATTGCATCTGCCTGTTCCTTTAGTCTGGATAGCCTCTTATCATCCAGTAAGGCGGTCGCTCTTGTTTCTGTCTCACTTTTAGTATTAAAAGTTGACACTCTACCAGCCTGTACCTCATCATGGTTTGTATCAGTAGCATGTAGTATCTCTTGTTCTAATTCTTTTATTTGTTTTTGTATATCGTAGTATTCATATGTGATCGACTCTAGGTATCTAAATGTGTTACGTTTCATTTTGTCACCTCTGTTTGATACTCCCGTAATCTCGCTTTTACAGCTTCCATCAAATCGTCTTGAGTCACTGTCTTATTCTTCAAAGCTTTCATGACCCTGCCATCAATCGAATTTTTAGTAATTAAATGGTAGACATGTACCGTGTTTTCTTGCCCCTGTCTGTGGAGTCTGGCATTGGCCTGCTGGTACAACTCAAGACTCCACGTAAGCCCAAACCAAATAATAATATTTCCGCCATCCTGCATGTTCAATCCGTGTCCTGCACTTGCTGGATGAGTTAATAATATTGGTATTTCCCCCTTATTCCAGGCCTTGAAATGTTCATCTGTTTCTAATTTAACCGCTTCTTTAAATCTATTCTGCAGGCGATCTAGGTCATGTTTAAAATTATAAAACACTAATACTGGTTTACCGTTGGCTTGCTCGATTAGTTCCTCTAGTGCATCTAATTTATCGTCATGTATATGTTGTACTCCCTCGTCTTCATCGTAAACTGCTCCATTCGATAATTGTAAAAGCTTATTCGATAATACTGCTGCTGAATCTGCTACAACATCCCCGTCGGCAAACGGTAGTAAGAAGTCTTTTTCTAACTGATTATATTTTGACCGGGCTGTTGGATTAAGGTCTATTTTAACTTCGTGATCAACTCTTTCAGGTAAATCTAAGTAATCTATCGACTTCATGCTCACGCAAATATCACTTATCTTTTCGTATATCCGTTCTTCTGTTTCTTCTTTCGGCAGCCACTCATATACAATATGACGAGATGGATCCCCTCTGCCTGGTATAAAGTATCTTTGTCTAAATCCTGTTACTGTTTTTCCTAATCGTTCGCCTTGGTCCAATAAATACATTTGTGGCCATAGATCAATTAAACCGTTCGGAGTTGGGGTGCCTGTGAGCCCTACAATCCTTTTAATTAACGGTCTTACTTTTCTTAATGCCCTAAACCGCTTCGAGTTATTATTTTTAAAACTCGATAACTCATCGATCACTACCATGTCGAAAGGCCATTCTTTCCCTAAATGCTCTACTATCCAAACCACGTTTTCCCGATTAATTAAGTAGATGTCTGCTTGTTTCTCGATGGCTTTTTCTCGTTCCTGTCTCGTTCCTAAAATTTTAGAAGCGGTCAAGAATTTTGTGTGCTCCCATTTTTCTATTTCGTCAGTCCAGGTATATTTTGCCACTCGAAGCGGTGCAATAACTAACACTTTATTAACTTCAAAATAGTTATATTTTAATTCCGAAATAGCGGTTAACGTTGAAATCGTCTTCCCCATACCCATATCGAGAAATAGTCCCGCTTCTTTATTCTCGATTATTTTATTGATTGAAAAATCTTGGTAATCGTGAGGTTTAAATTTCATCTAATCACCTCGATCATCTCATCTATTTTTTTATATGAATCTACTACATAAGTTTTAAAACCTAACCTTTTCAAATCTTTCATTCTTTTTATTTGAAGTGGTCTGGGTTTTTTTCCTGGTGCTTTCACTTCTACAAAAACAACTTCCCCTCCTGGAATTAGTAAAATTCTATCTGGCATACCTCGTCTGTTCCTCACTTCAAATTTTAAGGCTTCTATATTTTGCTTTTTGCACTGTTCTATTAAATATATCTCGATGTCCTTTTCTCTCAAAATAATCTCTCCTTGGGAGTTGAGGTGTAAACAATGTAAACAGAATTTCCTTATATAATACTTACCCCATGTTAGGTATATTTATATATTCTATATTCTCTCTATATCACTTTTTAAGTATGTTACTATATTTATGTTTACATTGTTTACATATAGATATAAACGTTATAGTGATAAGGGTTAGGGGTGTAAACAAAGTTTGTATTTTTTGTTTACATTCGTTTACGTTTGTTTACAATTACTCGTAACAAATGTAAACAGAATTTATCACTTTGTTTACACTAATTTCTACGATTTAGACCTTGTAAAACCTCTTTGTGTTCCATAAATTTTCCCAAACCTAAGGGTAGATTTTGACCGTTCCCATCCAGGCATTTCTCGCATAATATCATTAATGTTCCTTGCATCCATCGGCTTCATATTTTTAGGATCGCCCCCATAAACCTCGACCCAAATTTCTAAAGCACAGACTCGATCTCGTTCTGTAGTAACCCCCTCATAGCTGTTAAACTCATCATCTAAATACATTCTTCTCCTGCCTAAATCCCAATCATTCCAATCTAACGGAAGAGGCTTCTCAAGGTATTCCTGGACTAAACCAGCCATCGGCATTTCCTCTCTATGCTCTTCCTGAATCTTCTTCGCTTCGTCTTCAAGCTCTCCAGTTAAATATAACTTCTCGTCATCAAGGTAATAATGTTTCGCTTCGGCCCATATTTGCCTTATTTCTTCTTTGTTTAAATGCTTCCAAATACTTAAAGTCGGCTCTTGCTGCATGACCTCTACCGGCCAAAAGCGACGGTTACCTGTTCTGTCCTTTAAAAACGTTTTATCATTAGTAGTTCCTATGAAAATACATTGCCTTGGAAAATCAGAAGTATGTCTGCCGTAAGCTACCCTAAAACTATCAATTCTTTTAGTTAAAAAATGTTTAATAGCTTCATTATCCGCTTTTCTTGTAGCTGTAAGTTCTCCCATTTCAATCAGCCATACTCCTTGAAGCTGTTCATAAGCTTCCTTTCCCTGCACATTAGTAAGTGAGTCAGAAAACCATTCTCCCCCTAATTTATTAAGGATGTAACTCTTACCGACACCCTGAGGTCCAATTAAAGTAAGCATATAGTCAAACTTACATCCAGGTTGGTAGATACGTTTAACACCTGCAGTAAAAGTCTTGCGAGTTACCGCACGTACATATTCACTATCCTCAGCACCCAAGTAGTCTATTAATAGAGTTTCAAGCCTATCGATACCATCCCAATCTAAACTATCTAAAAATTCACGTACTGGATGATGCCTGTGCCGCTTCATGATTACACCTAAAGCGTCTCGAACTTTACCGGGACTATCTATCCCGTAAACTGATTCAAGGTAATGGAATAGAGCTGATTCGTCGTCATCACTCCAAGAGTTCCCAGCTCCTGCATTTTCCCAGGGTAAGTCTTCTAGGATATAAGGACGGTGTGTAAACTCGTTAAAGGCTATTTTTCCTTTTAAATTCGGATCATTTTCTAAGACGATTAAAGCGTTGTTTCGAGTGGAAAGTATCATCCCAGATCGATGATGTCTTTCTAATTCTTTTAACCACTCGTTATCTTCCTCTTTAATATCCACTACATCAAAATCACTACTAGCTTCTTCTAGGCGCTCCAGCCCTAATTGCTTTTTAACGTTATCGTCCTTTGCTGCAAACTCCTGCATGGCTAAATAAGACGGCATCCGGTTTATTGGGGTACCCTCTTTAGCTTCCTCATCTCGTACACCGAACTTATGAATCCTCACTAAATCAAAACTGTTAACTAACTGCCCACCTACTGGGTCCGTGCCATGGTGAGAGTATGCGAACTTACCATCCTGATATAAGACTAAACCTCCGCTAGTTGAACCAGGCTTATAAGTGTATCGTCCATCTTGAGCAGGTTCGTAAATGTCTGATAAGAACGTTTTTATTGCAACATCAATTGAATAAGTCCGACAAAAAGCCCCGACCATACCTGGTTTTTCCCAGGGATCCCCTTGCCTGTCGGCCAATCTCTCCCGGGACTGTTGTACTCTACTTGATTCCGGCCAATAGGACGGGTCTGTCCAATCCTCGTACCTAGCTAATACTTCATCAGGATCTAACCATTCCGCATCTTGAATTTCAAAAATGAATTCAGCGTCTTTTGACGTTGACGGCCAGTACATTAAACGATGAGCTTCGTACGTCGTATCGTCGAAAAAGTCGATGCCTAAATCAGCGGCGACTCGTCTACTTACCGCTTGATACTCATCTGCCGTAATGGGCCTTGCAAGCGGAATAACGAGTCTAATTCTTGGATTTTTCGGAGTATGTGAGTGAGTCGAGTAAATAAGACAAGCATGATCGAACATCATTTCTACACTTGCCCAGAAGTCACCTTTTACATAATCCGCATCGAGCGTAAGTATTTGACGCCAGGCGACGGCATCGGCCCTGCGCCTGCCGCCGCTTAACGTACCACCCACAAACCCCCCAACATCTTTAATATTATCTTGTACACTCTTAGGTGATTTCCGATACTCCTCGAAAGTCTCACTTGTTCTGGTAGTTTCGGAAAGCCGCTTGGCTAAGTCCGACCACAACAGTTCCCGGTTTTTCCACTGGGTTTCTTTCCGACTCCGTCCAGTAGCGATAGTGACCGTACCGTCATATCTCAAGCTTTTTATTCTATCGGCAATTACCATTGCTGTTCACCCACTTTATAAATCGCTCTCTTTTACATAAACACCATTGACTATTTTTCCAGTCCGATTCATAATCTTGTAGTACTCATATTTAATGCAGTCCCTAACATCTAAACCAAGTTGCATAGACAAAATCGTTAATACAACATAGATCCCGCCGATTTCTTCCTTAACGTTTTCTTCAGACTTGTTTTTAGCCAATGCTTGCGCTAGTTCTCCAACCTCTTCAGTTAGTTTTAAAAATTGTTTGTAGTAGTCTGCTTCATGTAAATTACGTTCTACCGCCCATTGTTTTATAGATTCTGTTAATACATCTTTCATTCTGATACCTCCGGTTTTATGCCACGTTTTTTATTAAATAAGCCATCTAAATAGTCATTAAACAACTTAGACTTGTTTGCTTTATCTTGATTAAGTCCATGCAGTAATATCGCATATCCGGCAATGTCGCGCCACGGATCCTCTCCAAAAGCATCTTTATCTGTTGCGATACGCATCATTTTGTCAAATACTCTAACGATAGCCAGCATATCTGTATACTGTTCTGGTTTTACTCCATCTGGATATAGTATTTTTAAAAAATCGCCTGCCTTTTCAAAGGCTGAACCATAAGATTTGTTTTTCTCATCAACAAGCTGTCCGATCGCTTGTCCAACTTTTTCATAACTCATTAAAACCATCCTCTCTCTACTATTTCCGCCCATTTTAGGAGCGGGAACTCATACGGTCTTGTAGTGATGCGACCATGGTATGACGTTGTGACGATTGCCTTTATAATGCCGTTATCGTAGTTGACGTCGTGTACACTTTTTATGATGTGTTTGCCGAATTTGTCATAATTAATGTTGTGCATTTTATCCCCTCAAAAGTCACTCTTGTAGAATCCCTTTTTAAAGTAGTCAGCGCCTAACGCGTTAACAATAACAGTTCTGGGTTTTCGTATATGTTTCCGATGACTTCCATAGCAGATAATGGTTTACTGATAATCTTTTCTAAGATATGCATATCGAGGTAATTAGTCATATCTTTGACAACATACAATTCGGGCAGCATCGGTTTTCTGTATACATATTTAACTATATCCCCCTCATAAATCTCACGACCGTTTTTGTCCTTTAAACCCGTGTATTGCATGACCTTAAACCATTGTTCATTAAGTCTTGGGACAAATTCTGTTAAAACGGATGTGTCTGTGTCAATTTTGATTATTAGTGAATTTTCATGAACAGAAACGTTGTTAATCATTTCCTCTTCCAATACGTCCCATGCTCTAAACTTGATTTTTCTCATTCCTCACCCTCCAATATTTCATCTATTATTTTTATCACGTCATTAGCGTCACAACAGTGATAATAAAATTCTTCTCGTTCATATCCGCAAGCTATCCCTGAAAGTAGTTCGCGAATTATTTGTAAATCTTCGTTGTCTAAAGTCATTCCTCACCCTCCTCTAGTAATTCTGGATTCTCGTATATGTTTCCGATGACTTCTAAATTATTTTTATGTGCTAGTTCCCGTAAGGATATTTTCACTATCGTTTCTCTTATAACAAAACTTCCGTCGCTGAACTCGACTTTCCAAATGTCATCGAACCCTACAATGTGTGGGTATTTTACGATATCCCCCTCATAAATTTCAGTTCCATTCATATCCTTTAGTCCTGTGTATTGCATTAACTTATAAACTAGAGTTCCTTTTACATTTCCGTCATCAGTAATTCCGTATAATGAATTGTCAAATGCGAATCCGAAACCCTCATCATGTGCATACTCAATATCTAAATGCTCATGATTCACAATTCTTTCTTGCATTTCAAACCATGCACGAAATTTAATTTCTCTCATCAGTCAACCTCCAATGCCTCGTCTGCTAGATTTGCTTCGTCACTACGTATTATTTCGCCTGTACTTATATCTTTTCCATAAGTACCTGTTGTCTTAATTAATTCCAAATATTCCCGATAGCGTTTGTTTTTTCTAAATTCATCAATAAGCTCGTCGTTAACTTGGTTGTTTTCTTTTGTGAGGATTAGATATCTCTTCCTTAATTCCTGTAATTCACTTTCCAACTCTTGCACTCGTTCAGTTTGTTCGATGAGCCATACTAGATTATCTTCGCCCATATCCCAAATCGTGTAGCCGTCATATTGCATCTGCTTTATCTCTTCCAACCGTTTACTCACTTCTTTTCACCTCGCACTATTTTTTTCTTCTTTCTCAACCTGCGCAATCTTTCAGCCACAGCATTGTCTGTCCTGTCTAATTCTGCAGCGATCTCTTTATTTGTATGACCTCGTCTTACTGCTTCAATCAAATATTCTTCTTCATCTTCCGTCCACGGTCTTTTATATATAACTGGACGCTCTAGCCAAATTGTTCGCTCTTTTTCTAAAAATAGGTTATCGCCACAGGTCGCACAATACCTTACACGTCTTGCGATTATATCTACGTCGCACTCTTTACATACGTAAATGTTGTATTTTACTTTTGCCATTGCAATTAATCACCTTCCATCCGTGTCTTTCGTAATTCGCAATCTCTTTCTTTCGTAACTTTTCATAAATCAAAATTTTATGCCTGCCATCTCGTTTATACATCAGCACCCACAATCGTTTACGTTTACGCATGATCAACCACGTCTTGTAAATCCGTTCTTACTCTCATTGTGTAGGTTCTTTTTTCTTGTCTTTCTTTAATGCTTTTTATACGTTCGATAATTTCGTTTATTTGTCGTTCTTTTAATCTAACCGTCGATGCAAAACGTTTTATTTCGTCTAGTATTTCTAATTCGTCTTTGATTTTTCTTCGTTTACTTTGTACTTCTTTTAACTCATTGACTAGCTTAGTGCGTTGGATTGCGTTCAATTTGCCTAACTCTAAAGCGTGCAATAAATCTTGTCTTTCACTACCGATAATTTGTAAATATTGTTTTAATTCTTCATATTTCTGCGGATATTTAATAAATACATCTAGCACAATTAATAATTTTTCTTCGATTGTCATCACTTCACTTCCTTTTACGCATTTTTCTTACCTCTATTTACAGTACCAGGGTCATAAATATATCTGCGACCGCTAATTATTAAAACGGTAGGTATGCCCTTTCTAACTTTATCAACTGTTACAATCGGCCTGTATTGTTCGCCTTTGGTAAACTTTCGAGTCATTTAATCACTCCTAATCAGTTAAATAAAACTCAGTTTCAAACCCATCAGCACCGAGCGGCAATCCTTTCGCCCACTTAACTTCTTCGGACATAACCGCTTCGACTTCTTCTATGCTTCCTTTTCCATACGACATTTCTGAAACGATTTCGTCGTGCACGTGGAAAATTATCTTATAGCCTAAATCATCTAACTTTTTAATGTTTTCAAAGAGTAGATCACGTGCTGTAGCTTGTACGATATTCTCGACAAGTTTCCCTCCGTAAGTCGATTCTTCCGAACGAACCCCATCGAAA